CGCGGAATTCATGGTTTCGCTGGCAATCGTTTGCGTGTTATTGACGGTATACGTGCCGACACCGCCTGTGCCAGAGCCGAGTGCCGTGATTACGGTTTCAGCAGATATTGACAAGCCAAACAACGCCTGGCTGATTGCTATTGTGCCGCTGGTCATTGCGGTAACGGTCAAAGTCGTGCCGCTGATTGATCCCGTAAAGACCGCCGCGGCAGGACTGCCAATGCGCCACGTATACCGATAGGTGCCATCAACAATGTAGACGTTCAGACCGTTATCGGTAATGCCCACAGAGCCGGCGCTGCTGTTCAGCACGCCAACGATGGTCGGAGCAAGGTTAGAGGTTAGAACGTAGATATACGGGCCACCTACGGCAACAATCTGAGCGCCGCCGGATACCGTTCGCATTCCGCGCACCTCTTGTGCGGTCTGCAACACGACTTGAGAAGTAAGCCCCGGTGTAGGATATAGCGCCACCACGCCGCGGTCGCCGGGCTGCTTTAGCGGATCTATTTCAGGATAATAATTAATGCACTCTTGCGCGTCCTGATAGATCGAAGGCGCCTCGTAGGATGGGCCGACAAATCCGAAATCAGGCATTATCTAAAGCCCCCATACATAATCCAGCCAGCGTCCTTCTGCCGGCCTGTAATGATTGCGTCTGCGTAGCTGGCGACCATCGGAGGTTTCATGTTCGTCCGTTTGATCGTTGCTTTAGCTTGCGCCGCATAGCTTGTAATCATGCCGATCTGCACTTGCGAGGCTTTGCCATACATGGGCATCAGGCGCTCGGCCAAGCACCAGCGCAAGGCCATATTGTAGCCCTGCGGCAGTGCAAACACATCGTTCTGCGTCTGGTAGCTGCGGAATATCGTGTCTGTGAATAAGTGCAGTTCGCCCTGCCCCGGCGCCGGCCATACAAAGATGTTACCGAGGATCTCGGCCGGCTGGTAATAAATGGCTTTAGGCCACGGCCCGTTCATTGTCTTTAGGCCGATTGAATTGTATTGGTCAAAGTTCAGGACGGCCACCGGGTAATCTAGACCGCCGCCGACAATCGGCACGCCGTTTGACGTTGTTGAGATCCGAACGAACGCAGAAGTTAAGCTTAACGGCCGCTGATAATACGCAGATATGGTCGTGCTGGCCGCGGTCTGACTCGGCGTTATCGTGTAGGTTCCGATCTCGTTCACGTTACCGCCAGCGCCAGTATTAAAGCCCACGATGGTCGTGCCAGCGGTGATGCCGGTGCCGGCAAGCGTTTGGCCGATAGCAATGGCGCCCGACAGGATCGAGGTCACGGTCAAGGTTGTGCCGGATATTGACCCGGTAAAGCTGGCGCCGATCTGACCGCCGGGGCCGATGGTGTATTGCGTCTGTGTCTGCGTGGTTGGGAATATGATCTCGGTCTTGTAGTAAACCATCATGCCCTCGTTGCTCCACTGGTCAAGCATGTCGTTAAGCATGTCGAAGGCGTCCTGCGAGGCTTCAGGCGTCGGCGTTTCGCCAGCCGCCAGAGCGCCAATGTCTTTCAGTGCGCGGCTGATGATATCTATGGGCATCGTCATAATTTAATCCTTGACCGGCTTAAATACGTTTTTCATCCACGGTAGGTCGACCTTTTCAACCGTCACCGCCTGTTCGTCTAGCCTGTCTGTGATCGCGTGCGCCGAGTCGTGATCGACCCACGAAATAATGTCTTGTTGCGTAACGTCCTCAAGAGGCTTTATCAATGCCGGGTTTTTGAACGTCCAGTGGCCTTCAGTGGCAATATCACCGCAAGCAACATGATAGTGAGCAGACGTTATCAAGTCGCCATTTAACGTAATGCTTTTAATTTGCCAGCGATACATTCCACGCTTTCAATTCTTCGTTCCACTGGTATCGTTGTCCGTCCGTAGGCATAGGAATGGGAGATTCCCACCGGCAAGTCTGTTCGTTCAGCAACCAAGACGGATACGGTTGTGGTGGGATAAACGCATCACGCACCGAGTCGTAAGCGTAGCCAATACCGGCGTAATTCTTTCGCATCTTGCCGCTGTAGCTGGTTTGCTTCCACTCGCCGCCAAGTAGCCGTTCGCAGAACGCAGCGCCGATAGACTCCATTTCGACGCCTTCAGCGGTTGCCGTGTCAGCATTGCCCACAACAATTACTTGCGTGACTATGCCGCTTTCTACTTTAGCGAAGTGTGCCATTAGAATGTAATGCTCCCAGACCCAGACCAGCTATAAACTCTGTAACCACCAGCGACGGTAATTGTCGGAGACCCCGTTGTGGATGTTGCCGCCAAGAAAGAATCTGCGTATCTAATTATCACAATGCCGGAGCCGCCAGTGCCGCCCGTTGTTGTTTGTGAACCACCACCACCGCCGCCCGTATTGGCCGTTCCGTTTGAACCGGAACTTGTGCCACCGTTGCCACCGCCGCCTGTGCCGCCATTACCAGGTGTCGTGCTAAACGTGTTTGCACCAGCACCACCGCCGCCGCCATATGTCACAGACGATCCGCTAATACTAGATGCAGTTCCAACGCCGCCAGCGCCGTTTACACCACTAGAACCATTGCCGCCAACAGCCCCCGCACCACCACCACCGCCACCAGCGTAATTAACAGAACCAAAGGCAGCGCCGCCGTTGTTACCTTGCCCTGCCGTTCCGTTGCCGCCCGTGTAATTAACGCCGTTTACAACAAGTCCTTTACCGCCCCCAGAGCCGCCGGTTGACGACATGTTCGCAAGAAAGCTATTCCCACCACCACCACCGCCATCGCCTTTTACGGATGTGATTGTAGAAAACACAGAGTCATTACCCTGAGATGCTGTTGCACCCGCAGCGCCGCCAGCCCCGCCCGCACCGACAGTTACCGTAATCGGCGTCCCGGATGCCACCGCAAACCCGGTGGCCGTCCTGAAGCCACCCGCGCCGCCGCCGCCGCCGCTAGACCCGCCGCCGCCACCACCGCCGCCAGCTACGACAAGGTATTCGACAGCAGTCGGCGCAGTGGCAGGTGCTTTACGCGTCAAAAAAGAATTAGGCGCAGCAAACATTACGCAAACGCCTGTGCAGCATTGCCATACCAGACAGAAGCAATACAAACAAAGCTAAGAATGTCCACGCCGGTTGTGGCCGTTGTGGTGATCGTCGGAACGGTGCCGCCCGGCCACTTAACGCCGGTAAAGGTTGCTGTGCGCGACCCAGTTCCGTCTTGAATCAAACGCACGATAAACGATGTGCCGTTAGTCGTTGCCGGCATCGTAAACGTGCAGTTACCGGTCAGCGTGTAGGATAGAACGGTGCCGCTTGCAAGTGCGATTGTTTGCGCGGTTGACGAGTTAACAATGGCCGGCGCCGTTTCAAGGTACGCCGTAACGGTCGGATTGGTCAAAACCGGCGTTGCAATCGTTGGCGTTGTATCTAGCACCATCTTGCCTGTGCCAGTGACCGCGTTCGTCAGCGTAACGCCGCCGTAGGTTATGGCGCCTGTTGATGTCAGGCCGGCCACGCTAAGAACGCCAGTGCTAGGGTTAAAGCTCAGTTTTGTTGAGCTTGTGTTGTTTCCGGTAATCGTGCCGGTTGTTGCGCTGGTGAATAACGGATACCTGGTTGCGTTTGTTGTTGTATCGTCTGTGACCGTAATTCCGGCAAACGGCGTTGTCCAAGTCGGAGTCCCGGCAGTGGCAGAGGTAAGAACCTGACCCGTAGTTCCTGCCGCGGTAAATGCGTAGGCAGTGCCGGTGCCGTAAGGCACAGCACCCGCGGTCGGCGTGGCCGTTCCAGCAGTGCCGCCAAGATTGATGGCAACCGGGCTTGTTAGACTGAATACAGAACCAGCAAGCGTCAAACCAGTGCCGGCCGAGTAGCTGGCGCCACCAGTAAACTGCGTCCAGTTGATTGCGGTGACGCCTATTGTGCCGCCTGCGTTGCTGGTGCAGACCCAGCCCGTATCACCCAGCGTGCTGCCTGTTTCAATGAACGTAAACGCACCCGGCACTTGCGACCAAGTGTTCATGTCGGTGGATCTTGCCCACGCGCCAGCAGCAACAACATAGATGCCGTTATCCGCAGCCGCGGTTTGATTCTTGACCAGACAACGATCACCAACCGCCAGCGCGATAGTATCTACAGTCTGCGTGCCTGACAGTGTGATGTTCGCCGTCGTGCTGGCGACTACGGATGCCTTAATATCCAGCCCTTGCGCTACCGCGTCGACATACGCCTTGTTCGTGATATCCAAAGGATTGACAGGCGTTGCGGCTATCGTGCCACTCGTCAGCGTAGCCACGCCTGAAATAGGCGCTGAGAAATAATCACCCGCAGGCCCGACGAACGTAATGATTGAATGATACTGGTCGAAGATGCCCTGCACAGGCACGATGTTGATCGTCGTTGTCAGCGCCGTGTTGTTAGTGTTCGTCGAACTCATGGCAGAGTCCTTTAGTCAGCTTGCGTGGCGGTGATATACAACGTGTTCGTTGTGCTGCTAATGCCCTTGATATAAAACGGCGCTTTAGGCGCAGCAATGATCAACGGAAACGTCATTGCGGCCGGCAAAACAAACGAGCCGCTGATGCCGGTCGTTGCAATCGTCGGCGTTGCCACAGCAGCAGACGCATTCGCCATCTCAATTGCGGCCTTACCTGTGCCGGTATTGAGCAAGCTCACATAATTGGTTTGATCGTTCGTCGTTGCCGTAATCAGCAACGCACTGCTTGCGCTCGTAGTCAAGTCGAGCGCGAAACACGGCCCACTGATACGCATCACATTGGTGTTGGTCATCTTTTACCCCTAAAAACAGAAAAAGCCGCCCCTTTAGAGAACGGCTTTTCCGGTTGTTTACATTTTAGAACGAGCTAAAGTCAGTGCCGTAGATGTAGATATCCACGGTGCCGGCAGCAACCGCGGTGCCAACTTTGACGTAAAAGTTTTGTGCCGACAGGTTAAGCACGCCGGTTGCGGTAACAACGGTTGACTTCGTCACATACGTTGACGCGGTGTTGCTCGTCAGCGCAGCGTTCGTCACGACTTCAGTGCCAGCACCAGCCGGTTGCGTCCAGATGGCGAGATAGCCAGCGGATACGTCTTTATTGGCATTGGTAATGACCACGTTCGTGATGTTGTAGGTCGACGAGTTGATAACGCTCATAACCTGCGGAGCATCGCCAGTGACGTTCAACGACACGCCGGTTGCGGAGGCAAGCAAACGGATTGCCTGATTGCTAGCAAGCCCTTGCGGGTGAATGGTGCTAACTGAAGCGGGGCCGGGATTCGCCATGATTGTTTCCTTTTAAAAGTTTAAAACGGAGCGCATTTCTACGCTCCTGTTTATTAAGCAGCAACGCGACAGGCAAGCTCGGGATACAGCGGCGCCCAACCGTAGAGAACGTCCAAACGGGTCGGGATACTGTCGTTGTTGATCGTGTATTGACGCACAACACGGATCGACAAGCCCAGTTCCTTATCGCTTGCGCGGCCAGAGAAATGAACACCTTCCGGCAGCACCAGATCGGCAACGGCCAAGCAGAACGCATTGCGGTGCATCACGATGTTCTGTGGGCTGACAACGCCAGTGTTGTTGAACGGCGTAACCGTCGAGGCGCCCGGCGAAGTAACCGACACGTTCTGGAATTGGCCGGCAGTGATAACCGCAGGCGAAACCACAACGCTGGTCGTGCTGGAAGTCGCAACCGTCACATCGGCTTGCACAACGAAGTTGCGGAGCTTGTTAGAGCCATACGCTTGACGGTTCTGCGGGTTAACCGCATAGACGTTAGCGATCTGGATGACGTCGCCCTGCTTCAGGCCAGCGGTCGCAGTTGACACCGACAATGCGATGGTCGAGGTCGAAGCCCAGCCGGTGGTCAGGAAGCCCGTAGCGGTCGCGGTTTGGCAGGAGAACGAAGTGGCAGTGGCATACGAACCAAACGTCTGGTTCACCACGTTCTGATCCATCTTCCAGTTCATGCCGGAACTGTCCGTTCCCATCATGCCCTTTTCGTATTGCTTGCTGATCTTCGGGTTCGGGTTGAACAAGCCTTTCAGCGAGTCAACGATGGTCGCACTGGTGAACGGTTCGAT